CCATGACCACGAGGAATAATATTACATATCCTTGCTCCGGGCTTACTGTCAATCATTCCTTTAGCAATCTCGTAATGAAAAGGAGCAGACTCTGACTTCTGTAAAAAGTCTTTTGGTAAGAATGCTCTACCGAAATAGATTAAGTTATTAAATGCGTTAGAGAGAACTTCATCTCTCTTCTTCATTTCTTTAGGGGATGGGGTTATATTAAAGTTTTTTTGAGTCACGCTTCGGCTATTTCTTGATCAAATAGGTCAAATTCGCCTATATCCACCATTCTATCTTGTAAGTCGAACACACTATCGCATATCTGGCAGATCCAGCCGTCTAGCATGTTTTTTTTGTTTAATATAGGCATTTTATTCATTAGGTCACGCCCCATTAGCTGTGAATCGCATGCAGGGCAATGTAGTGTACCACAAGTTAATTCTTCTATTTCTGTCCTTGTTGCTAGTCTTACGGGTATAAAAATACTATCCTTTTTTTCCATTTTCCAACAGAGCTCCTTGTTTGAAAGCTTCTAGTTTTTCTTGACTAAACCCACTAAACTCTTGAATAAGCGCTAAAGACTCTTTTGTTTTTTCTGGGTTGAGCAATCCGGAAATTTTCATTAAGGTTTCTATAGCCCTTAGTTTATCTGAGTCTTTTGCATCATGTTTTTCTACAATGTCTTTTGTTTGTTCTAGTAGGTAGGATTTAGTAATCCCAGTATCGTTTAGTAATATTTCTATTTCTTTATCTATCAAGTTTTTCACCTTTTCGCTTCTTAATAAAATTCTTGTTCTTTTTTCAGCATGGTCTTTGCTTGAACACTTTGGGTTTGATTTCATATACGCATCTACAGGTTTTAACCCAGACGCGATATATTTTGCAAATAGACGTTTTTCATTGGATAGATCTCCATAAAGGGTATTGTCATACCAGCTTTGTTTACTGAAACTCCAAATGTTTTTTACTGGCTCACCTTTAATTGATTTAGTCTTTTTGCAATTAGACATTCCAAATAATGTCCGAATGTAATACTCTTTTTTGTTTTTATTGTTTAAATAATCGCGTTTAATAACTTGAGTGATCTTCCCATCGTCAGTTATAATCCATTCATCTGTCTTTGCGACTCGCCAATCGTCTTGTATTTTGTCTTTTGGTCTATGTTTACGAAACTCTTCTTCGTTATCGTAGATTACATACTCTTGGTCTTTTATTTTTCTTTTATACATAGAAAGTCACTCCCGCACTATGTTTTAACACGCACCTGTCCTGCTCCCTCCGGACTTTCTATCATCGATGTATTTTTATAAATTGAATCACCGTCTGGCAATATCTCAAATTCTTTTAAGTTTTTTGCGCGTGATACTAACTCCATCAGTTTACTGTATGTCTCGTAAGTAGGGTTAACTATATCTGTAATGTTTATTTCGTCTGCTAGCTTTTTTAACTGATTCCAATTGTCGAATGTGTTCTCGGTATCAAAAGATTTAATAAAATCCTCTATATGACTATTGGCTACTTTTGAGTTCTTGTATTTCATATCTTAATTTATAACCGGAAACCCGCAATATAGAAGTAAAATATAATATTTAGTCTTTTAGGTTGTTCAGGGGTGCTGTTATTGTCCTTTTGTCTTTTTATTAAAAATCGCGGCTACTATAGTATTAACTAAGTTATATAACTAAGCTATATAGAATAGTAGTTGTCAGGATATAAAATAGTAGAATAGTAGTATAGTAGTATAGTATAGCTATTCTATATAAAATAGTATAATAGTATAGCTTAGCTATATATAACATAGTTATATAAAATAGTAGCGGAAATCAATAGTGTCAACCAAAACCTTAAAAAATTTAAAAAAAATAATTTTGTATGTCTGTTTCTTTTATTATTATACATACTACCGCCCCTAATCGGATTTGGGTTGAAATAATTAAGTTGAGTTAATCGTTTTGGATCATTTAAGTTGATCCGATCCACACGCGTAAGCCCTCCGGATCTGCACGCTGCTTTTTTTACGCTGCTTTTTTTTTTAAAAAACATGGAACTTTTTGAAACTAGTGGCATATCAAAGGCATTAGCTCTTTGACAATCGGATAACAAATCAATCGTTCCTTCGACGATAGCAAGATGAACGGTAGCCATTCCGGAAGGTAGATTGATTGACTTTAATGGACACCGTAAAAAAACAAATTAATTACTGAGTGATATGGAAACTCGTTAGTGGTGTAGGTACTAAAGTTTATTCTAACCTGATAAATAGGGTTAGGTTTTTTTTAAATTCAAACTAACGAGTAAAACAATGAAGAAAACAAAAAACGTATTCGATACACTTACTGATATTCCATTGATGGATTTAATGGATAAACCAAGACCTTTAGCCCTTTGTAATTATTGTAAACGAGAAAGACATAATTTACATGATTATGATGGCATAAAGGTTTGCAGTAGTTGTGTAGATACTGAACTTGAAACGTGTCAATTTTGCAAGACTAAACAAGTCAGGATCAGTCATGGTTCATGTCATACATGTACTAATAACAGTACCTATGTCTATGACTATGATTATAAGCCTGAACCCGTATTCCATAGGGTTAATACAAGCAGAGATGGAAAGCCTCCATTACTAACGCATAAAGCTTTTTGCGCTAGACCGGGGATGCGTGAGTCTCGCAGACTGTCTCCATTAAAGAGAAGGGTTTATTATCCTGAGCATTATGGAGTAGAAATCGAGACTGATATTCAACAAGACGAAGGATATACTCCCGATTATGTCGGGACTAGACTTGCTTCTTTAGTCAATTGCGTATCAAAAGGATCGACACTGAAAGAAAATCTACTTTACTGCAAAAATGACTCAACAGCTTTTGTTGAAGTTGTTTCACATCCCTTCAGTTGGAACTATTTTAATAAGTATGGCAAGAAGGTATTCCAAACCTTGTTCACTATACTTAGAAAAAATGGTTTATACGGTCAGGATACTAACGACTGTGGATTACATATCCATGTCTCGAGAAAATCAATCAATGAAACTAGCATTTATAAAATTATATCATTTATTTACAATGCGTATAATTATCCATTTATAAAGCTAATTAGTCAGAGAGATGATAATAAACTCGCAGAATGGTGTACAGTAGACATCGATCCACAAGAGAAGCTACAGTCAGGGAAGTTACACTACGCTAATCGATGGGACAATGAAAAGATGGAAGCAGTAAACCTAAGACATAGTCAAACAATCGAATTTAGGTTGTTTAATGGAACGTTGAATTTTAATACGTTCTGTAAAAATCTAGAGTTTGTTAGGTCTTTAATACATTGGGCTAAAGAAACTTCATTATCGGTTTCAGCAAGTCTCAAGGCGTATGAAAGCCTAAATAGTTATCTAGATTTTTTGGCTAGGAATCAGTCTAAATATCTAAACCTATGCTTTTATATTTCTAAGCATAAAGATGATATTGTAACTAATTCACAAGCTCTTAGGAAGACAGTCAAAGGGCTAGACCTCAGCTTAATTCCTACTAAGGATAAGATGACTAGAAAGTATATGACTGAACTATATAAACTAAACTACAACGATGATCATAGGGAGTTAATCTAATGTGTATCGCAATACTAAAACCGGCTAATAAGTCAGTAAAAAAGAAGAATCTAAGAGAGTCATTCTTAAATAATAAGGATGGTGCTGGTTATATGTATTCAAAAGATGGTATCTTGAATATATATAAGGGTTTTTTCACTTTTGACGATTTTTGGAAGTCTTACAGAGAAAATGTCATTAACAATGGAAACCCGATTACAGCCATTCATTTTAGAATAACTACTCATGGGTTAGTCAATCGCACTAACTGTCATCCTTTTAGAATCAGTCAAAATCTAGGGGTAATTCACAATGGGATTATTTCAGATGTTGATGATCACGCTAAAAAGAGTGATACTTGGATGTTCAATGAAACTATATTAAAAACATTACCGGAAGGATTTATCTATAATCCATCTATAATGAAGTTAATAGAAGGTTTTATTGACAATTCTAAGCTAGTATTCCTAGATCATAACGGTGACTATGCCATCGCTAATGAGAAGAAGGGACATTGGAATAAAGATGTATGGTATTCTAACAGAAGTTATGAATGTGATACATTTGGATTTAGTAAAAATGTCTTTAGTTATGGATACTATACTAATAACGGCAATTTGAATAAGAGATCAACAAACTTTAGAAAACCTAAAAAGGCTTTTCGTGAAGTATCTTACTTTCAATGTCGTGGATGTCAGGGATCACTAACAACAGCCTTAGAGACAAGCACTGGATATTGCAACGATTGTGATAAAAATATGCTATACTCAGGGTAATAAGAAAAAAGAGAAGGGAGCATCTTAACCGGTGCTCCTTTTTTTTTGCCTAAAAATATTTAATAAAACTATATATTATGCACGTAAGTATAAAATAAGTACGTAAGTAACTGCTTTCTATTATACATAATGTCGAAAATCAAAAAAATCCTATTATACATAATGTCATTTTTATCAATTTTGATAATAAAAAGACTACTGCCTAACTATTCCCTAACCCTTCCCTACCGTCGACAAAACTTACTACCTGTAAAAACGCAGGATCTGGCAGGGGTGGCTTTGTATGGACAAACCCTGCTGCTTAACCAATAACAATATTAGGCTGCAAAAGTTTTTATATATATTATAAAGTATGCACGTAGGTAAGTATGCACGTAAGTAAGTTATCCACATAATTTTATTTTATAGAATATGCACGTAAGTACAATAAAAATATATATTTATAATATGCACGTAGGTAATTATTAACAAGTTATCAACATATGTGAATAATTTGTGTATAACTAGCCGTAAAATAAGACTTTTAGCCCGTCAGTATACTATTATATACTATTATACTATTCTATATTATTTATACTACTATTTAATACTATAGTAGATCTATAGATTATATTTATATAATGCTATTTAGCTTAAACACCTACTTAAACACCCCCCAAAAAGATTTAATACATATATCTAAAATTATTACTTGTTTTAGAGTCTAAATATTATTACTATTGTTTTATGAAATAGATCTAAACACAACCAATAAAAATAATTTAAAAAAGTTTGGAACTTTTAATTATTTAGAAAGTATATAGATCATAAACACAACCAAAAAAAGGGGTTAAAAATGTTAGTAAAGGAAAGAAAACAAAACTTTATTGTTTTAAATGAAAAAAAACAATTTATAGGTATATTAAAAAACACGGGTGATAGTTTTAAAAGTATTAAAAAAGCTTTTAATTTTTTTATTGATCAATTTTTTCATCGTGGTGAATCTAGTTTAGGACAGCATTTTGGAAAATTAGAAAGATCGATATTTCAAGAATTATCAAGTAAATTATGGGATTTATGTAATGGATTTGATTCTATTGAACAATCTAACTCTATTTTTCCAAGTGATATTAAAATAGATATTACTAATAATAACTATGAAGCGTTTATAGATCTCTATACTGAATTAGGTAAGGTTACCTTTACTTTAATTCCAGAAGCTAGATGTAATAATTTTTTAGCCGGTGCTCAAGAAATTCGTGATGAAATATTTCCTAATAGAGATTTTTACAAAAAATATAACCGAAAATGCTTAAAAGAAAAATGCGAGTATATAAACTAATTAAATAATCATAGCCCAATTTAGCCCGCTTTTTAGTGGGCTTTTTGGGTGAAAACACAACCAAAACAAAAGGAAATAAAATCATGACAAAAAATTATTATGGTAAATTATTAAGTAGC